TTTTTAAAAACAACTATTTATAAAGTAGTAACTGCGGAATAAAAAAATAATAAATATTGGAAAAATATTTGGAATTGTCAACCAAATGTTGTATATTAGTGACTATAATTTTTGTTTAACTATTAAAAAATGGAGTAATTATGGGAATTGACCTAAACGCAATCCGAAATCGTTTGAATACACTTCAAACAAAAGTTCAAAAGACTGATACCTTATGGAAACCAAATCCAGGTAAGCAGCAAATCAGATTAGTGCCTTATGTGCACAACAAAGAAAACCCTTTCATTGAATTGTATTTTCACTTTGATTTTGGTGGAAAAACTATTCTATCACCTGTATCATTTGGTGAGAAAGACCCTATCGTAGAATTTTCAGAGCAATTGAAAGCAACGAAGGATAGGGAAGATTACAACCTCTCTAAAAAACTAACCCCAAAAATGAGAACTTATGTTCCTATTTTGGTAAGGGGTGAAGAATCGGAGGGTGTTAAATTTTGGGGATTTGGTAAGCAGGTTTACCAAGAAATCCTCGCGTTCTTCGCAGACCCAGACTATGGTGATTTGACTGACCCTATGAGTGGTAGAGATATTACCGTAGAGTTCAAATCAGCAGCAGAGGTGGGTAAATCTTATCCTGAAACATTTATTAGGGTAAAACCAAACACAACACCAATGACTGAAGATAAGAATATTGTTCAGTTGGTAAAAAATCAAGCCGATTTAACTACAATCTTCAAGCGATACACTTATGATGAGTTGAAGGGAATGTTGGAGGTTTGGTTGGAAACTGGTGAAGTGAAAGAAGAAACAAAATCAGAACAACCTGCAGTTGTAGAAGCTACACCAACCACAAGCAAAGCCGGTTCAGTAAAAGAAGCATTTGACGACCTTTTTAACGATTAATCTATATGAGTAAACCAAAAGTAGATATAGTTCGTGATGAACTATCTACCATACTCGCAGATAATCTTAATAAGAAGTTCAAATCACAACACAAAGTAGCTTATTATTTAGACGGCTCAGAGCAGACACCCACCGATTTAGACGAGTGGGTGTCTACTGGCTCTGAAATGTTAGATTTGGCTATATCAAATCGCCCAAGTGGTGGTTTGCCTGTTGGTAGAATTACGGAGATTACGGGATTGGAAGGTAGTGGTAAATCATTGGTAGCGGCCCATTCGATTGCGGATACGCAAAAGAGGGGTGGGTTAGGTGTGTATATTGATACTGAAAACGCACTTAATCAGGAGTTTTTAGAGGCAATTGGTGTTGACCTAAAAAAGATGTTGTATGTTCCATTGGAAACGGTGGAAGATATTTTTGAAGCAGTTGATTCAATTATTGATTCGGTAAGAAAATCCGATAAAAAGAAATTGGTTACTATTGTAGTGGATTCGGTCGCAGGTGCATCAACAAAGGTTGAAATATCAGCGGATTATGACCAGGCCGGATTTGCAACTCAAAAAGCAATCATCATTTCAAAGGCAATGCGTAAAATTACCAACTTAATTGGTAGAGAGCGAATTACTCTTATTTTTACAAACCAATTAAGAACGAGGATGGGAGTAAGTTTTGGCGACCCGTGGACTACATCCGGTGGTAAAGCAATCGCATTCCATTCAAGTTGTAGAATTCGTTTGAAGCAGATGGGGCAGTTGAAAGCAAAGGTTGGTGGTATTGAGCAGGTGGTTGGTATTAAAACGAGAGCACAAGTTATTAAAAACCGAATGGGGCCACCGCTTCGTTCAATAGATTATGATATTTACTTTGATAGTGGTATTGATAATTTGGGATCGTGGTTGGAGATGATGAAGGCGTATAAACTTGCAAATCAAAGTGGTGCTTGGTATACTTGGACGGATAAAGAAACTGGGGAAGAAATAAAGTTTCAAGCTAAGAATTTCCCAGAACTACTCCAAACTCGTGCTGATATAAAGGAAAAAATCTACAACGAAATTTGTGATTCTTATATCCTTTCTTATAAGGAAGCATCCGATGAAGCGAATACTGACAACATAGAATTATCTGATTTTGATGACTAAGAATTACAAAGAATTATTGAGTAAGCTGGGAAATCAGCAAACAACAAATCAAAACCTAAATGATAAGGTATTGATAATTGATGGACTTAATATGTTTATCAGAGTGTTTGGAGCAGTCCCAGCTCTTAATGATGATGGTGAGCATTGTGGTGGTATAACGGGTTTCCTGTTATCCACCGCAGCCACTATTCGTAATTTAAATCCATCAAGGGTAGTTATAGTGTTTGATGGTAAGGGTGGTTCGCATCGTAGAAAAAAGGTGTATGCGGATTACAAAGGGGGTAGAACGGGATTAACCCGATTGAATAGATTAAGTGGATATGAGGATATAGAGGACCAACAGCAATCTATGAAAAAGCAGTTTGTTCGCTTGTATGAATATTTACAAAACTTACCCATAACGCTTCTACAAGTTGATTATGTGGAAGCAGATGATTTGATGGCTTGGATGGCCAATCATTATTTTAAGAAAGAGGTAGTACTATTATCATCCGATAAAGATTTTTTACAATTGGTAAATGAACGAATTAAGGTTTATTCGCCCGTTAAAAAAGTAATGTATGATGAACCCCTTGTCAAGGAAGAGTGGGGTGTAATACCACAAAACTTAATTTGGTATCGTGTAATAATGGGGGATACATCTGATAATATTAAAGGTGTTAATGGTATTGGCACAAAAACCATTTTAGGTAAAATGGATTTTTTGAATGAGGTGGAATTAGATTATAATGGATTTGTTGCGGGGATAAAGGAAAATTGTGATGAGAAATTATCAAAAAAATTATTGGATTCTATCCAAACAATAGAATTGAATTATGATTTAATGCAATTGAAATCACCTGATATATCAACATCTATAACATCAAATATTAGAAATATATTGGATAATCACCAGCCTAAATTGAATTTGCTGGAATTTAAAAAAATGTTTATGTATGATAAGTTATATACTGCTTTTGCGAATGTAGATTCGTGGTTACGGAATAGTTTTATGGGATTGGATAATATCCTAAAAAATTACTTTGAAAAAACCAAATAAAGTTGTATATTAGTATCATATGGAAAAATTTGGAACAAAATTCGGAACAGGATTTCAAACAAAAATATTATCTGCACTATTATCAGATATGCTATTTAGCAGGCAGATATTTGATATATTAAAACCCACCTACTTTGACTCAGAAGCCTCTGAGTGGTTGTGTAAAACCATTTTAGATTACATAGATACCTACGAATCCAAACCAACATTAGATGTTCTTAAAACGAAGATAAACGGCATTGAGAGAGATATTCTAAAGAGTTCGGTTATAGATACATTAAAGGGTGCTTGGCAGGGGTTAGAATCCGATGACTTAGATTATGTAAAAGAAGAGAGTTTAAACTTTTGTGTCAATCAATCCCTTAAACAGGCTATTTTAGATTCAATCCCGCTTTTAGAGCAGGGTAAGTATGATAAGATAAAATCAACAATTGATTCTGCTATGAAGGCTGGGCAACCAACTGATATTGGGCATGAATATAAATTGATGATAAATGAGAGATATGAAGATTTAGCAAGAAACCCTGTTCCAACTGGTTGGGATGTAATAGATGAAATTACGCAGGGTGGTTTTGGTGTTGGTGAGTTGGTAATATTTGCTGCACCGCCAGGCATTGGTAAATCCTGGTCATTGGTAAATGTTGCTGCAGCAGCCGTTAAGATGGGAAAGACGGTAGTTTATTACACATTAGAACTTTCAGAAGCGATGATAGGTCAAAGGTTTGATGCAGTTTTTACGGGAATACCTATACCTAATTTAAAATACAATAGAGAAGAGGTTGAAAAAACCATTTCTTCATTGAAAGGTGATTTGGTAATTAAGGATTTTCCATCTGGAACTGCGGGAATAAACGCTTTGAAAGCCCATATTGATAGACTGGTGTTGCAGGGTAAAAAACCTGATATTATTGTGGTTGACTATGCTGATTTGTTGCGGGGTTCTGTAAAAGAAAAAAGATATGAGGTTTTGGAAGAGTTGGTAGTAGATTTAAGGGGTATGGCAGGTGAGTATGGTGTTCCATTATATACCGCATCGCAGATTAACAGGTCAGGTGCAGATCAAGATGTAATTACGGGAACATCAATTGCAGGTTCGTTTTCTAAATTAATGACTGCAGATTTTGTAGTTTCGTTGAGTAGGAAAATTGATGATAAGTTAGCAGGAACTGGTAGGTGGCATGTTATTAAAAACCGATTTGGGCCTGATGGTATGACATTTCCATCTCGTGCAAATTTCTCAAATGGGCAAATTGAAATCTACAATGATAATTCAATAGATGGTCAAAATACGCAAAAAGATATGAAAGAGGGTGGAACTTTGGTAAGGAAAAATTTATTGCAAAAATACAAAGATATGAAGGGTGATATTGGGTTTTAATTTGTATTTATATTTACACACAAAAATTTTAGGGAGATATTATGGGATTGTTTGATGAACGAATACCTTATAAGCCATTTGAATATCCGGCTTATTTTAATGATGGGTGGATGCCACAAATGCAGGCATTTTGGTTACATACTGAAATACCAATGCAGGGAGATGTAAAAGATTGGAAAGAAAATTTAAAACCGCATGAAAAAAATCTTGTAGGAAATATTCTTTTAGGTTTTGCTCAAACCGAATGTGCTGTTTCTGATTATTGGACTGGGATGGTTACAAAATGGTTTCCAAAACATGAAATTAAACAAATGGCAATATGTTTTGGTTCACAGGAAACTATTCACGCAACCGCATATTCTTATTTGAATGAAACACTTGGGTTGGAAGATTTTGAGGCTTTTATGCATGAGCCGGAAATCAAAGAAAAGTTTGAATATTTAACAAAGGTATCTGCGGACTGGACACCCGAACAATTAAAAGAAAACCCAAAAGCAAGAGAAGAGGTGGGTAGAAGCCTTGCAATCTTTTCAGCCTTTGCAGAAGGTGTTTCTTTATATTCATCATTCGCAGTTCTTTATTCATTCCAAATGAGAAATCTTCTAAAAGGGATTGGACAACAAATGAAATGGAGTGTAAGGGATGAATCTCTTCATTCTAAAATGGGTTGTACACTTTTTAGACATATGTGCGAAGAATACCCAACTTTGTTAGAAAGTGTTAGGGATGAAATCCAAACCGCTGCCAAATTAATGGTAGAGATGGAATTAAAGTTCATTGATAAAATGTTTGAGATGGGTAATTTGGAAAATCTAAATGCAGTAGATTTGAAAGAGTTTATAAAACAAAGGGCCAACGAAAAGCTAGCAGAACTTGGATACAACCCAATGCCCGGAGGGGACTTTTATTTTGAAGTTGATAAAGAAAGTTCATCAAAGTTGGAGTGGTTTTATCATCTTACCGGGGGTCATACACATACCGACTTTTTTGCGATGAGGCCTACCGATTATAGTAAGGCTGGTGAAGGTGAAGATTGGGGTGATATATTTTAATTATAGAAACAATATGAATGTAGCAGATAAAATAGCAGAAGAATTAGGATGGCAAAAAGAGGTTGATTATCCATCGTGGGGACATACCGAAGTATATCTCAAAACAATATCAAAGGGATATGTTTTACCAGGAGAAAAACCCAAAGATGCTTATTGGCGAGTGTGTACAGCCGTTGCACGTAGGTTAAATAAACCACAACTTGCATCAAAGTTTTTTGATTATATTTGGAGGGGTTGGCTAAACCTTGCAACACCCGTCTTATCAAATACAGGGACAGATAGGGGATTACCTATTTCCTGTTTTGGTATAGATGTTGGTGATTCAATCCAAGAGATTGGTCAAAAAAACCTTGAAATGATGCTTTTAGCGAAGCATGGTGGTGGTGTGGGTATTGGTGTAAATATGATTAGGCCTGCTGGGTCTAAAATAAGCCAAAATGGGACATCTGATGGGGTAGTTCCTTTTTGTAAAATATTTGATTCTACAATCCTTGCAACAAATCAGGGAGCAGTT